CCTAATAGTATTTTTAGTTGTATCTATTATGTAGATGGTGATACATGTCCAACTTATTTTTACAGATATGATGATAGAACATCTTTTGGTAATTTTGCTTTTTATGAAAACGATAAAGGCAGTAACGCATTTACAGCTACAAAAGCTGGAGTTATGAATGAAGTTGGCCGATTGGTTATATTTCCTTCATCTATGGTACATGATGTTGATAACAATAAAAGTGATAGAGATAGGACTACAATATCATTTAACACATTTATTAAAGGAGAAATGGGTGAGCCTGAAAATAGTAATCACCTAATAATTTAACATGGATAATAAATTTCGCAGATTTCAAGAAAGTGAAGGCATTCCACATATAATTAGATTAACTAGTGACGCTCAATGGGAGGTTATTAATGAATTTAAGAAAAAAGGAGGACCGAGATATTGTATTCTTCACAAATGTCCTAATAAGTATGAATACTATTTTTCGTTTACTAGTAAAAGAAATCCTTTTGATTGGTTGATGGATGTCAAAGGACCAAAAATGCCTAGATGGCTTATTGTTGATGAAATATATCAAGAAATTAAATTTAAAACATTAGATATTAAAGAAGATATACATGGTAAAAGATTGCTTATAAGAAATCCTGATAATTATAAGGAGTTAAAATGAAAAATTATACTACTATAGATAACTTTTTACCTGAAGAAGATTACAAAAAAATTTTAGAAGTAATATCAGATACAGGTTTTGATTGGCACCTTGCAGATAAAATAACTTTAGAACAAAAAGATGAAGATATTTTTTTCTATTTCTGTCATGTATTTTATAATCAACCATCATTATATCAAAGTAAATTTTTTGAATTAATATTTCCGTTATTAAAAAAGATTGACCCTAAAGCTCTGATAAGAGCAAAGGCAAATCTTTATTTAAACCAAGGACTAGGTATAAAAGAACATGCTAGTCATACAGACCATTCTTGGCCACACAAGGGTGCCCTATATAGCCTAAATACTTGTGATGGTTATACTAAAATAGGTGACGAAAAGATACCAAGTGTGGCAAACAGAATAATATTTTTTAATCCGTCTGAAACGCATTGTAGTACCTCTTGTTCAGATACTAAAACTAGGATGAATATTAATATTAATTATTTTTAGATTGAGAGTTATATTATGCATAAAGAAAAACTACTAAATTTATTTCCAAAACCTCTTATATTAATGGAAAATGTCTTTACAGATAAATTAGATTATATAGAGGGTTTTCTAAAAGAAGAATTAGAAAAGACAGGTCATAAAAGAACACCTACTCAAAATGTAGATTCAACTTTTCATTTAGATACTAATTTATTTGAGAAAGAAGAAATAAAATTTTTATCTGATTTTATTTATCAGAAAGCTATAAACTTCTTAACTCATCTCCAGTATAGTGATTCATATATAGATAAATGTAAATATAATGAGATGTGGTTTAATATTAGTGATGAAAATGATTTTTTATTTCCTCATCACCATGGATTTTGTTTAGTGTCAGGTGTTTATTATATAAAGGCACCAGAAAAATCAACTATAACCTTTTACGACCAATCATATTTTTATCCTAACCACATAGAAGTTAAGTCTCCTAATATATTCAATCAAAAAGATGTAAAACTAGATTGTAAGGCGGGCAACTTACTTATGTTTAAAGGAGATACATTGCATGGAAACACATTACAACCAAAAGGCGAAAAGATAGCCATTTCTTTTAATTTAGGAATATAACATGCATAAAGTAATTGACGATTTTTTAGATAAAGAAGATTTTTTAAATATTCATAATTTAATTATGAATGAACCTTTTCCATGGTTCTATATGGACTCTTATAAAGAAACAGGTTTAGATAAAAATAAATCAGATAATTTTGGTTACTATTTACATATATTATATGAAGACACCATACCTACTTCTCCTCATTATGAAACTATAATGAAGAGTGTATATAAAAAAATAGATATTAAATCTATGATAAGAGTTAAGATTAACAGTTATCTAAAAGATGATAAGTTGAAAGAACACGAATTACATACAGACTATAATTATTTTAATAATGGTGCTGTGTTAAGTATAAACACTTGTGATGGTTATACTAAATTAGAAGACGGTACTAAAATACAAAGTGTCGCAAATAGAATGTTATTGTTTGACGCTTCAAAACCTCATTGTAGTACAAACACAACAAACAAACAGAGGAGAGTTAATATAAACTTTAACTATTTTTAATATGGATTTTATTTTAAAAGGACAGGTCTATTTGTTTCTTATTATCTTTGTGATGATGATAGCAGGTATGATAAAAGAAAACAATTTGTTTAGTGATGTATTTGCATTTCTAAAAAGAAGTTTAAAAAGTAACAGAGCTATTGTAGCTTTGTTTAGTGCATTGACAGGTGTATTACCTATCAAAGGTCGTGTAACTGTATCAGCAGGTTTGTTAGATACATTGGCACCTAAAGATAAAAAGAAAAGAGAGAAGTTTGGTCCTATTGATTTCATGTCTTCTCATCATTACTATTTTTGGTCGCCCATAGAAAAAACTGTTATCTTGCCAATGGCAGCTTTTGGTTTATCTTATACTGCCTTTCTTGGTATAATGTGGCCGTTAATTGCAGCTACATTTGTTTATATAATTTGGTATCTAGTTTATATGGTAAAAGATACTGACATTGCATTAGCAGAAACAAAGAAGAAAATTAAAGTAAGTAGAATTACGAGATATGTATTCCCTTATATTATGGGTGTTAGTGCTGTAATTGCAGGTGTAAATTTCTTATGGGCATTTGGTTTACTTACATTATACTATATCATTGTAACTCAAACATTTAATTGGAAGAAACTATTAGGTTATGTAGATTGGAAGATTATAGCTTGGGTTGCCGTAATTATCATACTTGCAAATACAACTAGACTATATACTGGTGAGATAAAAGATTTTATTGGTAACACAGGTATTGATATGAATAGTCCTGTAGGATTTGGTGCTATATCTTTATTAGCATTTGGTTTTGCATGGGTATTAGGTTCATCAAGTAGATTTGGTGCAATCATGGTAATATTAACTAGTCTATACGGTATTCAATATTTACCTTGGTTTTTCGCAGTTGACTTTGCTGGATATATATTATCACCAATGCATAAATGCGTTGCAATTGGTAAGATGTATTTCGGAACAAAACTATCTTACTATGGTAAACTATTAGGTGGCTGGGCATTATTGTTAGTCACAATATCAGGAGTTATGTTATATGCTTGACATTAAAGAATTAACTATGCAACATCACAAAGACGCCGAAAGACAGGCATTTGTGAGAATATTAATGTCTGGTAATATAGATGAAAAACTATATGCGACATATCTATACAATCAACTTCAATGTTATTCTGTATTAGAAAAATATGGTTTACATAATTCATTGTTTAGAGATACGCCTGGTTTATTAAGAGCTGAACATATATTATATGATTATAATTCTTTTAAAATAGATACACCAGAAATAACTCAAAGTACGAAAGATTATATTGCTCATATTGAATCTATACAAGATGAAGCTATGAAATTATATGCTCATATCTATGTACGACATTTAGGCGATTTATCTGGTGGTCAAATGATTATGAGAAAAACTCCAGGTCCTAATAGATATTATAAATTTAAACATCAAGAGGTTGGAGATTACAAAAGAATTGTAAGAGAGACTATCAATTCATATTTAAATGTATATGAACATTCTGTCTTACCAGAGGCTACTTTCTGTTTTGAAAGTGCAACTAAACTATTTAAAGAGATGAAAGAGTTACACGATTTGAGTTATAGAGATACAGAAAATGACCCTTTCAAAGGAACTAAAATGGAGGGTAAAGATTAATGATTTGGGACAGACTAATACAGAATAGCGAAACTCTAATAAAAAAATTAGATTTTTATTGCAAAGAATACCATGAGCCTGGTATGGAAAGATTTAATAATGATAAGTGGACTAATAGAACATGGAAAAATGATTGGATAAGAAGAGCTCATGTTGATGTAGTTGATGTAAGAGAAGAAAAAGGATTATGGATGCAACATGTTTGTGTATTTCCAAATACTACAAATGGTGGTCCTATTTTTGGTTGGGATATAATTGCAGGTAAAAAGAAAGTTACTGGTGCGTTTCACGACTTCTCACCATTACTAAAAAAAGAACACCCTTTAGTTAATCTTTTTGGCGATAAAGTAAAAGAATTTAAACCTACTAAACCAAGAGAATTGCCTGATTGGGCATTGAAGATTTTTAGTCCTCATATGATAGCTGCTGGTAATATTACTACAGAGGAAGAAATAAACAATATATGTTTTTTAGTAGAAAACAATCTATCACTTTACCTTGACTTAATTATAGATTTTGACAAAGATAGTGAAGAAAAAGATGTTATTGAGGCACAGAATTACTACTGTAAACATCAACAAATGAACCCTCATACGCCTAAAGTTATGGAAAGACTAGGTTTACCAGATGAAGATGTAAAGATGTTTTGTTCAGATAATCTCTTCCCTATCATTAAATAATTCTTATAAATATACCAGAAAAGGTAACAATTATGGCAAAACCAGCAAGTAGAGAGAATTTAAAACAATATGCTTTAAGAGCGTTAGGTAAGCCTGTAATTGAGATTAATGCTGATGATGACCAATTAGAAGATAGAATTGACGAAGCGTTACAGTATTTTTCACAATATCATTATGATGGTGTACAAAGAGCATATTTAAAGTATCAATTAACAGAAGCTGATAGAACTAGAATGACGGCAGATTCTTCAGAAAGTATAACAAAGAATGGCGTCACTACATCATGGAAAGAGGGTAACAATTTTATAGTTGTACCTGAAAGTATTATATCAGTAATCAATATATTTCCGTTCTCAAATAAATCAAACATGAATTTGTTTGATGTAAGATATCAAATGAGATTAAATGACTTGTATGATTTTTCATCTACAAGTATTATTAACTATGATGTTGTATTGAGACATTTAGACTTTTTAGACCATATCTTGGTAGGTGAAAAACCGTTAAGATTTAATCAACACGATAATAGATTATTTATTGACATGGATTGGAAAAACGATTTAGGCGTTGGTGAATATATCGTAATTGAAGCATACAGAAAAATGGATCCAGAAACTCATTCGGATGTTTTTGATGACATATTCCTAAAAAGATATGTAACTGCTTTATTTAAAAAACAATGGGGTGCTAATCTATCAAAGTTTGGTGGAGTACAAATGATAGGTGGTGTGACTTTAAATGGTCAACAAATTTATTCAGAAGCGCTTCAAGATGTTGATAAATTAGAACAGGAAATTAGAAGCTCGTATGAATTAAATCCAGCAATGATGATTGGATAGAATGACATGGCAGTTAACCACTATTTTCAAGCCGGCAGAGGTATAGGTAACGACTCTGAAAAGAGATTACACGAAGATTTAATTATTGAAGGCCTAAAGATATATGGTCAAGATATTTACTATCTACCTCGTACACTTGTAAATAGAGATTTAGTTTTAGGAGAAGATACATCTAGTAGATTTGATGATTCATATTTACTTGAAATGTATTTTGAAACTACAGAGGGTTTTGCTGGCGAAAACGAAATCATTAATAAATTTGGTTTAGAAATTAGAGATGATACTACAGTTGTATTATCTAAAAGAAGATTTGAGGAACATGTTGCTAGTAAGGCAACATTAACTGCTACAGGCAGACCTAACGAAGGCGATTTAATATATGTTCCTTTATTACAAGCATACTTTGAAATACAGTTTGTAGAAGACCAAGAGCCATTCTATCAACTTGGCAACTTACCAGTTTACAAATTAAAAGTAACTCGTTGGGAGTATGCTAACGAACAGATTAATACAGGTAATGAAGTATTAGACCAGACAGAGGACAAATACTCATTAGATACTTTACAATACAAAATGCAGTTAGAATATGGTCAAGAAATTTTAACAGGCCGTGGTTCAATTGCATTAGAAGATTATCACGATTACTCAACAGGTCAACCTGCTTTCTTAATGAATGAGGACTTTGTTGCAACAGCTATTCAAACACAATCGCCATATGCAAGTAATTTAGATTTAAATGCTGAAGCAGGTTATGATACTGTTGGTGATTTATCGGATGATATATTAGACTTTACGGAAAGAAATCCATTTGGAGAGGTTGACGAATAATGTTTGGAACTCATTTTTATAACGAAGGATTACGAAAGTTAACCATTGCTTTTGGTCAAATCTTTAATAATGTTATCATTCAAAATACTTCATCTACAGGTGCAGTAACAAAAAGATTTAAAGTGCCTTTAGCGTATGCGCCAAAAGAAAAATTTTTAGTAAGACTAGAACAGCAAGCTGATTTACAATCAGATAGAGCTGTTGCAGTTACATTACCTAGAATGGGTTTTGAAATAACTGGTCTATCTTATGACGCTAGTAGAAAAATTAATAAAATGCAAAAGACTATTAGAGTTAAGTCAGGTGATAATGGTAAGGTTATGAATTTTAACAGAGCGCCTGTACCATATAATATTAATTTTAGTCTATATTCTTTTACATCAACTGCTGAAAATGGTTTACAAATTATTGAACAAATTTTACCATGGTTTCAACCAGAATATACAGTTACAATGAATGTTGTACCTGAATTAGATATTAAAAGAGATATACCAATTATTTTAAATACTGTAAACTATGAAGACACATACAACGGAGAGTTTACACAAAGAAGAGCAGTAATATATACTTTACAATTTACTGCTAAAACATATCTATACGGACCAATGTCTAATCAAGGCATTATTAAATCAGTACAGTCAGATTTAGGCGCTGATACAGACCCTAAATTAGCAAGAGATGAAAGAATTACAATTGTAACAAAACCTACCACAGCTGACGCTGATGATGATTTTGGTTTTACAACAACTATAACAAGTTTTGATGACGGCAAAAGATACAATCCAGTGAGTGATACAGATGAGTAAATTAGAGGACAATGTAAATGAAATTTTAGGTATAGATAAAGACAGCACAACAGCTGTTAAGGTTTCTGATTTTCAACAACCAGCACCAGTACCTAGAAAGATAGATGAAACAAAAGATGATATTGATAATGATTATGTCA